GTCCAGTGTTCTTATCAGCTCGTATGTCGGTATGTACTGTAGGCCCTGCATGATTTGTAGCATCAGCTGCCTTGCTTGATTGCATGTCCCCCGGGCGGCGCACTTCGCCGTCCACCTCGCACTCTACACGTACCTCAAGAGGCGGTACTGTTAGCTTAGGCATGCCATCAAAGCCACCAACGTAGTGTTCCAGGTCGTAGCAATAGTTGGTGACATCAACGGTATTAACACCTAGGCTCTTTGCCACAATATGCGGATATTTCTCAATTTCGTTCTGTGGCCACGGTGCTGCGAGGCACTCTTTGTTCTTACTCCAATATGGGACATCCTCCAAGTCAACGGGTTTTGACGACTGGATGATGCTCAATATGCGGTGGCACCACTGTGATATCACCGGTGTCTTGCCATCAGTGACTAAGTATGCGTTCGCCTTGGCTGCTAAGCAGTCAAGTGGCGGCATATCATGATTGATGGTTGTGTGTATCTTCAGCAGTGCCCGCAGTGGTTCAGTCATAGAGTCGGGGGTTGTCCACGGATCCACGAATATTCGTGAGAGAAATGTTACTGGTTGGTGCTTGACATTGACAGACATTCGGAGTGGTAATCCTAATGTCTCCGACGTGTCCAACACTGTACGAACCAATGTTGGATCAGCTACCAGCTTTCCATGTACAACTGAATCATCCCCGTAAAATAGGCCCATGTTTGCGAACAACCAATCAGCTGCCAGTCCTTGTTGTCGACCAGCAGCAAAGAACACAAATGCGTTCATCATGGTGTTGGAGTCAGTGGTGAGTGGTGATCCACTGAGTCGGCTGCAAACAGGGTCATAGCGTATTCCGGTCTTGGTGTACGCCCGGGGGTTCATTTCAGCACTCAAGAGTCTTGTGAGTTCGTCTCTGTGCTCAATTCGTACCCACCGAAGGTATGCCGCTTGTTCGATGTTGATGCGAAGCCATGATGTGACGTGGCCATCGAAGCGGCTAAAATCTCCTTCTGCGAGTCGTTCGCAGTTTGATGCTAGTTGTCTAATTGCAGCAGCTATGGCTTGTGGCGTGCGACACGGCATGTACCATGCCACATGCGACAGTATATGTTTCTTGAAGCCATAGGTGAAGGTTGATAATCCAAGTGTATGCGTGACAGGAACTGTGCTGATGTTACGTGGGTCATTTGGTCCATTGTATGCCTCTGATTTTAGAAATGATGAGACTGCAAATTTCATATTGATGACCCATTGCACAGCCTTTGAGCGCTGTCGTTGGCGCGGGAGGTTTTGCGCCATGATGACGTCGTCATAAGTGACAGGTGATCCAGTGTGTTTGACGGGTACCAGCAATTCTACAAACTCGCGAGCATATTCCATGAATCGGTTATGTACTTTTGCTTTTCTTGTTAGTACGGAAAATTTTGCGGCTGCGAATCGCTGCGGTTCTACAACACGACCAAGCAAACACTGTTCCTCATTCGCGGCTGATTTGACTGGGTAAACTGCCTCCTCAGACAATGGGCTAGGCCCACATCTCCGAGCATACATTTTATCCACAGTAATCTTCTTGCCCAAGCAGCAATTGAAGTGCGCTGCTGGCACACCGGGGAGGAAGGTAGTGTATTTTGGTGTGTTGGAGCCTGCTATAAGGTAGTCATGCAACACTGTTGCGCCGTCTTCATCAGTATTCTTATTGACGCGCCTCCACGTTTCAGCAAGTGTGTGTGCTCCACGGTTGTGTTTGTGCACGAGCAACGCTGCGTTGAAGGTTGCTTCTGGCAGTGTGACACATGATGTAAAGCCGTTAGCACACAACGAAATGTATGGTCCATCAGGTTTGACAACACGGATGATGTTGTACCGTGCTCCATTTCCAAGGGTCTGAGTGATGGTTGCTCTTTTCAACTCGAATCGTTTCCATGGAAACCAGCAGGAGGCAACAGCATAGGGCACTATGCTGATTATCCTCCGGTGCTGGCTAATACTGAAGTGATCGACTGATGAAAAGACTAACCTGACCCGGAGCCATGAAAGAAACATGCTCCAGAATCGCAGGGTGACATTGCTCAGAGTCCAGTTGGTTGATGGTTTGTCCATGGTCACCACAGTGTCACTAGAGTAATCCCAGAGTTGGTGCTCATAGCAACCTCCGCCAGAGACCGAGAACTGGAGGGTGTTGTCCGTGATTGAGAAGAATCCCTCGTCTGCGGTCCCAGCAGTTGCCTCGGGTACCATAGTGTACAGGAGTATTGGTCGTTTGAATGATAACCAATAGTCCATATCAGTGTAGTAATCACAGTCCGTCATGATGATTACATG